TTGGGTATCTTGTTGTTGAGTCTCTTGGGTATTTGACTCAGCTTGTGTTACTTGTTCTTCACTCATTTAATTTCTCCTTGGTCAGGAATAAGATTATATAGTTTAGAGAAAGCTTTTTGAATACCTAACTGATAAGCTTGGTACTGAGACCAAGCAGGTTTATCAAAGTTATCATCATCTATACACTTTCTTTGAGATAAACTTATTTGTTCTTCTAAATAAGTTCTTATTTCTTTGAAGGCTTCAGCCTTTGAGAGGCTTTTGCCTTTATCTGATTTCAAATCCATATAAATATTATACCATAAATTTATTAAAAAGTCAATCTATTCAGGCATACTTTCTTGCATACCTTCTAAATCCTGATCTAATGATCGTTCTTCCATACTAGGTTGACTTACTTGTGCTTGTAAATCTTGTTGAATCTGCATTCGAAGTTGCTCTTGCTCAGCACCTTCAAAGAGTGCAGCGTTGTCTTTAATGAAGTCAAACTTCTCAAAGCCCATATACTCTTCAACCATATTTGCAAGTTTCTTAGCAGAAATGTGTGGAGCTATATGTTGTCCTATAGGACTATTAAACACTCCTAACATATTCTGCATTAACTGTGCTCGGGCAGCATAATGTCTAGCACCTATAGGTCTAAGCTTGCCACGAGCTGTTAAATCTTCTTTAGTTACTGATAAGAAATCAGCTACACCAAAGTCATCATCCATAACTTTAGCTAACTCTGGTAAATCTAAATTACGTTTAGCTGATTCTAACATAGCATTTAAAATAGGTTCTAAGAACTCTGTTTCAAATTGATTAATTTTATTTTGGAAAATACGTGATGCTGCATTTTGTAATTGTTGTACTTCAAATGCTGTCTTCTCACCAGGCGATCTAAAGCCCATAGCTTCTTTAGGAGCTCCTGCCATTTCTTCCATAATATTTAATATAGCTGCAATCTCATTATTAACTTGGAAAGCAGCAGCATTTGGTGCCATAGCTTCTACATTACCATCTTCAGGAATATGAATTACTTCTTCAGGACCCCATGTAAATGGTTCTACATCACCTATAATTTTAAGTGGTGGATGTATAGTAAGATCTAAAGCATCAGCTTTAAGATTTTCTAAATGATCTACTCTATATTGTAATCCTACTAAATTATCTAAAGGACCCATAGCATATAAATTATCTGGTCTTCTTCTCCAACCTACATGAAATTTATTATCTTGTCCTAATAAAGAAGGATTATCTAATGTTCTTAAAATATAACTTCTATCTAAGATAGTTATAATTTGATTTCTGTAAAGTTTCTTTTCAATAGAGTCATAGTAATCTCCTTCAAACTCTAAAATTTCTACATAACCTGATTGATAATATTCTTGTAATGTACCAAAGCCATCAACAATAAAAGCTTCTGCTTTATTAATATCTTCTATTTTAAATTGTGATAAACTATTTCTAATTTCTAAAGCTCTATTTAAAGCTTCTTTATCATATTGTAACTCAGGTCTATCTTCAACTTCTATCATAAGTTCACCAATAGATTTAATATATCTAGTAAACTTAGGAGATTCTTTAAATGAAGGAGCAGTAGGATTAAATACAATATCAAATGGAGATATACGTACTAATTTAGGACCATTATAAACTGTAGTAGGATTATTATCTTGAGTTCCTTTTTCAGTTTTATTTATATATTGTACTTCAGCAAAACAATTACCATAGTCTATATAGTCAGCTACTAATTGAGATATTGTTTCTTTAAATCCTGATTCTTTAGTTTTAGTATTAAGATAAGCTTCAATAGCTTTACGTTTATTTACATACGTATCTTCTAAAGTAGCTCCTTCCCACTTCATCCAATTATCATTTGGAAATAAAGCATCCATATAGTTAGCATGAAGATTATCTCTAATCTGTGTTAACTTAGGTAATGTTGTTTTATTTTTCCATGGAAGAGAAGAATTAGTAGTAGTGCTTGTATCTGTTGCAAATAAATAGTTACGTAGCTCTCTCCACTCTGCTTCTTTATGTTGTCTTTGAATCCACCATTGATTATACAAGTGAGCAAGATTTCTTGCCATTGTATCTGGATTAATTGCTTTTTCGAATTGTGCTACTTTACCTGCCATATATATTCCTTAGTAAGATACTCCCCCAAAACGAGAGTGTGTTATAACATTAGAAGACATCATACTAACTCCATTACTTTTTTGTCTAGGTACTATAGAGATAGCTATAGCGTTTGCTAGTGCATCTTTAACGTCATCATGAGGTGGATGTACCTGTGAAAGTTCTTCTTCTAATACTTGACAATTACCACCTTTATAATGCCATATTTGTTGATTATGATATTTAGGTTCTAACGTTGCATTAATGCGTTGACGTTTATCTCCTTGGTATCTTGTAGGTCTATACTCATCTATTACTAATGGTATACCATTTGGTTTAAGATAACTATCTTTTAATTCTTTTACAATGGTTTGTTGAGCTACTGTAGTTTCAGCTCTTAATTTTCTAAAGCCCCATTTTTCCCAAGCTTTAAGAATATGATCATAATAATCTATAATACGATCTGTTTTAAATCTATCAATATCTAATACATAATAGTTACTTTGATGATCTACACCTACAATAACTAATGCAGTACTATCTGCTTGTTTACGTAATGAAAAAGCAAAGTCAATTGCTGCATATATATTTAACTTACGATCTCTAATATACCAGTCACCTTCTCTATTTTGTAATACAGCTCTATCATAGTATTGAAAGTTATCTGAACCTATATTAGCTGCTTCAGTATTATTAGGATCATTATAATATTGAGCATAGAATTGTGTTATATCTACATACTTAGCTTTAATACGTGCTAATTCTTTAGCATCAAATCCAAAAGCTTTACCATCAGATCTTTTTTGTTTAGCCCAAAGAAACTCACCATCTGTTTCTACTACTCTTTGAAACAATTCGTAAACAGATTCTTCAGTTTCTAAATCTCCTTCATCATTAAAGATTTGCTCTTTCATGTTTACCATAGTATCATAAATATCTCTAGGATGATACCTAGTCCCAACAACCCACTCAAGAGCACCAGGGTTTTCAATCGATGCCAGTTGCGAATATGCTGCTGCAACTTTAGATCTTCCTTCTTCATTGTAAGCATTTCCAGGTACAACAATGTCATCAAGAACAACAACATCGGCATGGAAACCAGTAGTATTACTAGTAAGTCCGACAGCTTTAACACTAGCATCTCTGACTCCTTCTAGTTTACGTTTAGGATGATCAACTGCTATTTCTGCTACAGCCCACTTCTCTCGTTTACCTTCCTCTTCATTAATCATGTCTTTCCAATATCTACGATATATTGGACTATCTATAATATTTTTAATAGCATACAATTGTTTTTCTGCTAAGTCAGCAGTAGCTGACACATATAATATAGTAGTTTCAGGATGTTTAGTTAACCACCATGCAGTTCTATATGCTATAAGTTTTGACTTCATATGACCACGAGGTAATAAAACTAATTGATTTTCTTTAGCATCTTGTCGTTGCCACCATGAAATAAGTTCTTCATGTACAGCACCGAGCATTAAGTGAGGTGCAACTAGTCGTATAAAAGTCAACAGGTCTGCTTCTGCTGCCTCTCTGATTTGGTCAATCTGACTCATTATTTTCTCTTTTTAGATTTACCTGCTTTAGATAATGCAATAGCCACTGCTTGTTTCTGAGGCTTACCTGCTTTAATTTCTTTTTTAATATTAGCAGATATAGTTTTTTTAGATGTACCTTTTTTAAGTGGCATTATTTTATCTTTCTATATTTAGCTGTTTTCTTTTTAACACTATCTGGTTGTGATACAAATTGTTTACCTTTACGATTACCTGCAGCCTTAGCTGCGTTTGTAGCTTTCTTTTCAGCAGGTGTTAATGCTTTCCAAGCAGCATCAGGTAGGTATCGTTTTTTTCCTTCACTCTTAGTACCATCAGAAGTTCTCCACTTCTGTTTAGTCCAGGCTTTTAAACTCTTTTGTGATTTAGCTAAAGCCATTACTTATAGCCTCCACCTTTTTCTTTATATTGTTTAGCCAACATTTGAGCTTTACGTGCTGACCATTGACCAGGTTTACCACCTTTATCTCCTGCTTTAATCTTATTAAATAATGCTTTACGCATTGTAGGTTTAGTATAGTTACCTGCTTTATTAACTGTACTTTTCTTTTTAGTAGCTACCATTTAACTTTATGACTCCAGTATCTAGCACTCATCTTATCTGGGCTAGAGTCCTGAGCATTATGTCTAGCATAGTAAGATCTCTTACGTGCTTTATCTTTAGCAGATGTAGGATTCTTACCTGCTCCTTTTACACCTTGTTGACCAAAGCGTATTAGTTTAGTCTTGTCTCCTACTTTAGCTACAACCACGTGAGATTTTTTAGGATGGTTAGGAGTACGTTTAGGTTTGTTA